TCATCCGTATCATTGAGCAGCAGGGTCTTGAGGAAATCCCTGTCAGTGAGATGCACAACATCATGGAGCAGGTTCTTGAGGATTTCAACCCGAAGGTTGCGAAGTCCTACAAGGACTACCGCAATTATAAAAAGGACTTTGTTCACCTGATGGATGAAGTCTACATCAAGAGTCAGTCCATCCGCTTTATCGGTGACAAGGAGAACGCGAACACGGACTCAGCACTGGTAGCCACGAAGCGTTGTCTGATTTTCAATGAACTCAACAAGCGTCTGTACCGCCGCTTCTTTATGACGAAGGACGAGTTGCAGGCTTGTAAGGATGGCTATATTTACATCCATGACCAGTCTGCCCGACTGGATACCATCAACTGCTGCCTGTGCGATGTGGGTACTATCATGCAGGGCGGTTTTGAAATGGGCAACGTCTGGTACAACGAACCTAAGTCCCTTGACACGGCGTTTGATGTGCTGGGTGATATTATCCTGGCTACTGCATCTCAGCAGTACGGCGGGTTCACTGTCCCGGAAATTGACAAAATTCTCTCTCCCTACGCGGTCAAGTCTTATGACAAGTACCGTGAGGAATATATGGATATGGCGTTCCGTCTGATGGCTGATTACCATACCGCAGAGCAGCAGAGCAAGGAGTACGCGATGAACAAGGTACAGCGCGACTTTGAGCAGGGCTTCCAGGGGATTGAAATGAAGCTGAACACCGTGGGCAGTTCCCGTGGTGACTACCCGTTTGTAGCAATGACCTTTGGTCTGGCTACTGACGCTTTCGGTAAGATGGCAAGCAAGACTTTTCTGCGCGTTCACCAGAACGGTCAGGGTAAGCCGGGTAACAAGAAGCCAGTTCTGTTCCCTAAACTGGTTTTCCTGTATGACGAGAACCTTCACGGTGAGGGCTGCATCAACGAAGATGTGTTTGAAGCGGGTATCCAGTGCAGTGCCAAGACCATGTACCCTGACTGGCTCTCCCTGACTGGTGAGGGTTATGTGGCAGAAATGTACAAGAAGTACGGACGCGTGGTATCCCCTATGGGTTGCAGAGCGTTCCTGTCCCCGTGGTATGAGCGCGGCGGCATGACCCCGGCTGATGAAGATGACAAGCCTGTGTTCGTTGGACGCTTCAATATCGGAGCGGTCAGCCTGCATTTGCCTATGATATTGGCGAAAGCCCGTCAGGAAAGCACTGATTTCTACAAGGTGCTGGACTACTATCTGGAAATGATTAGGAACGTCCACAAGCGTACCTATGAATATCTGGGTGAAATGAGGGCAAGCGTTAATCCTATCCAGTTCTGCGAAGGTGGACTGTACGGTGGTCATCTCAAGCCCGGTGACAAAATCAAGCCCCTGCTGAAACCCATGACTGCATCCTTTGGTATTACTGCCCTGAATGAATTACAGCAGCTTTACAACGGCAAATCCATTGCAGAAGATGGTCAGTTCGCTCTTGAGGTTATGGAATATATCAACCAGAAGGTGAACCAGTTCAAGCAAGAGGACGGCTGGCTGTACGCTATCTACGGTACTCCTGCTGAAAGCCTGTGCGGATTGCAGGTTGAGCAGTTCCGCAAGATGTACGGTGTAATTGAGAATGTGTCCGATAAGCCCTACGTCAGCAATTCCTTCCACTGTCACGTCACGGAGGAACTGACCCCTATCCAGAAGCAAGACCTTGAAGGACGGTTCTGGAACCTGTGCAACGGCGGCAAAATTCAGTATGTCCGTTATCCCGTCAGCTATAACATTGATGCGGTTCGTACTCTTGTGCGCCGCGCAATGAAGATGGGCTACTATGAGGGCGTGAACCTGTCCCTGGCTTACTGTGATGACTGCGGTCACCAGCAGCTTGAGATGGATGTTTGTCCGAAGTGTGGCAGTTCCAACCTGACAAAGATTGACCGTATGAATGGCTATCTGTCTTACTCCCGTGTTCACGGCGATACCCGCCTGAACGCTGCGAAGATGGCTGAGATTGCGGAGCGGAGGTCTATGTGATGCTGGAATATACCGTATCCAAAGAGAAGGGTAGCAACCGCTACTATGTGTGCCGGGTAGGAGAGGAACGTATTCCTCTCTCCCGCCGTTTCACTGAAAAGAAGAAAGCCCTGCACCATGCAGCAGACATGGAAGGGCTGGACTTCAAGGAATATATGGCACTCTACAGAAAGGAGAAAGCAAGCCATGATTAAGATTGAAAGAACGGACGTAAGCGGCTGGGAAGCTGCTATCCGCGGTATGAGAAATCCCCTGAACAGTTGGGACAAGTCTGACAGTGAACCCTGTTGGAGTCCTACCGCTCCTGGCGGCGGCTGCTTCAACTGTGAGAACAAGCACACTCCTAACTGCAATGCAAACCAGTACATTGTTGGTCAGAATGACCTTGACCTGATGAAACGTCTGGTCAAATCTGGCAGTGACCATAGTAAGTTCATGCGTATGCTGGTGGTCACCGTGGATGTGACCGCGCCCTTCTACTGGTGGAAGGAATACGATACCTACAAGGTAGGAACCGTGGCAAACTCCTGTTCCACCATGCACAAACTCACTGCGAAGGAGTTCACTATGAACGATTTCAGCTTTGAGGACTGTGACCAGTGGACGAAGGATAATGTGTGCCGCTGTATCATTGATGCGCTGAATATGCACCGCAACAAGTACCTTGCAACGAAGGACAAGGAAATCTGGCGGCAGATGGTTCAGCTTCTTCCTTCCAGCTATAACCAGAAGCGTACTCTGCTTCTGAACTATGCGGTGCTGCGGAACATCTACCACTCCCGGAAGAACCACAAGCTGACGGAGTGGCACACCTTCTGTGCCTGGGTGGAAAGCCTGCCCTATAGCGAACTGATTACCATGTAAGGAGGACGGGATTATGGACTATTCCAGAATACCTGATGAATTGAAAAATCTAAAACAATGGGTGTGTACCTGGGACGGTTCCAAAATCCCCATGAAAGCCTTTGAGCGTAAAGCCGCTTCCTCTACTGCCCCTGACACCTGGGCTACCTTTGAACAGGCACAGGCGGCAGTAGAGAGCGGTCAGTATGACCAGATAGGCTTTGTGTTTGCGGACACTGGACTGGTGGGCATCGACATTGATGCAGGATTTGATGATGGGCTTATGACCCCTCTGTGTGCTGACATTATGAAGCACTGCCAGTCTTACAGCGAGAAATCCAGAAGCGGACGCGGCGTACATATCCTGCTGCGAGGTAACCTGCCCTTTACGGGCAGGAATAACCTCAAGGGTGTGGAGATATACAGAGCGCGTAGGTTCTTCATTATGACGGGTAAGGTTATCATCTTCCCCACAATCGTTGAGAACCAGGAAGCTATTGACTATGTGGTGCAGAAGTATTTCCCTGAAACCGAAAAGGAAGGTACTAAGTCACCACTGGTGCAGAAGATTTATTCCCCGCAGTTCCGCAAGCCAGAGGGCGGCAAGGTCTTTATCAGACCTGAATACCCGGAAATCCTCTCTGGCGGCAGAAACATTTCCCTCACGTCCCTTGCAGGGGCGATGCACAATACTGGTTACAGCAAAAACCAAATTTTTAGAGAACTGTGCTATGTGAACCAGACATGTTGCAATCCACCCCTGCATGAGCGTGAGTTGGAAACGATTTGCGATAGCGTAACGAGATACAGGAGGTAAGTGCAATGCTTGCAATTATTCAGGTTGGACACGTAGAAGCGTCTGACCGTTATATCAGAAATAAGGTGAAAGCCGTGATGCAGGCTGGCATGACCGCAGAAGTCATCAACCTGCCTGAAACCTGCACTACTCTGGACGTACTGGATGCAATCACGCTGGTTGGCAGAAGTTCAGAGTGCAGGGCTATCATGGTACAGCTTCCCCTTCCTGACCATATCAACAAGGAAGCGGTGCTGCGGAGTATCCCTGAACACATGGACATTGACGGGCTAAACCCTCGCAGTGACCTTATGCCCCTCACTCCCTGCGCTATCATGCGCTGGTTGAAGGAGCAGCATATCAGACTCCCCGGTAAGAACGTGACCATCCTGGGACGTTCAGAACTGGTGGGCAAGCCCCTTGCAAACTTGATGATTGAAGCGGGTGCAACCGTTACGGTACTGAACTCCCTGACTGAGGAATGGTTCAGAAGAAACGCCTGCTACAGTGCTGACATTATCGTGTCTGCGGTTGGCAAGTGGGGAGCCGTGTTCCGTGACTACGTGAACAACGGCAAGAAGATGGTTGTCATTGACGTAGGTATCAACCGCGACAATGACGGTAAGCTGTGCGGCGATGTGTCGCACCTTGCAAGAGAACTGGTGGAGCGGAACGGCGGTATCTGTACTCCCGTCCCTGGCGGCGTGGGTAAGTGGACTGTCCGCGAACTGGTTATCAGGCTTGCAGAAATGGAGGGTAGACATGGCACGAACATTGTACCTGAATGATGGTTCCACTGAATACGTCTTTGCCGGGATGACCTGCGAAGATGTGTTGCAGAAAATCATATATGAGCGTCTGGGACGTGACTGCGAGGAACTGTATAAGGAAGTTCTCACAGAAGCCCGTCAGAATGAGGACGGTGAGGACTGGGAGAAGATTGCTGATGGTTACCTGTCTATGCTGCGGAACACCGTGGAGGAACTGGACGCTGCCCTGACCCTGTTCGACAATCCCCGGTTGGATAGGGCGAAACTGCATAAGCAGTTGCAGGCTATCAGAAAGAACCTGCACAATAATCTGTAGGAGGTAACCCGTATGAGAATGGAAAACATCAAGCCCGTATGCACGAATAATGAAGCGCGGGAATATTTCTCCCAGAAGGGACTTACCTACAATGACGTTACAGAAGGTGACATTCTGGTACTGGTGATGCTTCTTAATAAGCATATTAAGAAAGCCGTCAAGGATAATGAAACCTCTGTTTCCACAATGTATCTCAGCAGGAAGGTGGACATGCAGAAGAAAACCAATGGAACTATCGTCTGCTGCTATCTGTACTTGAACAGTCACTATTTCACCCGGCGTGAATGTATCAGCTTTAACCGTGATGGCTTTATTGGTTTTGCGGGATGGGCTGACCAAGGTAACACGAACCCTATTCTCCGCGCGTTTCTGGAATGGTGTGATTACTTAGCGGGAGGTGAGAAAGAAAATGGCTGATGAACTGTTCCAACTTTCCAATGGACGTTATATCACGTCTGAGGAAATCAGTAAGAAAATGTACTACATCAAGAACGCACACCCTGAACTGCCCTATCAAGAGGACTCCACCGGGTATTCGTGGGACGAAGCAGGTATGGCTGACCTGTTCAGCGAGTGCTATCAGAACGATACCCGCTACTGTGCAGAAGCTAAGTCCTGGTACACTTATGACTCTGGCAGATGGCAGAAGGACGTTGGTTCCCTGCTGGTGGCGGCGAAGATTAAAGAGTTTGTGCGCCTGATGGCTTTGTACTGCGGTGAGATTGCCGATGAAGAAAAGCGCAAGCAGTATATGTCTTTCGTTGCGAAGATGGGTGACCGCCGCTTCCGTGACCGTCTGATGAAGGACGCTGCGGACAGTATGCGTATCGAAGCAGAGCAGTTTGATACTCACCCGTATCTGATTAACTGCAAGAACGGAACCTATGACCTGGAAACTATGACATTCCGTGAGCATAGTTGGAAGGACTTCTTGACCATGCAGACCAACTTTGAATACAGCTTGCAGGAGGTACGCTGTGAGCGGTGGGAGAAGTTCATCAAGGAAGTCACGCAGAATGACTATGAGAAAGCGGACTACCTGCAACGCGCCCTGGGTTATTCCATTCTGGGTACTGGCAAGGAGGAATGTATGTTCATCCTTCACGGCAAGACCACCAGAAACGGCAAGAGTACCATGCTTGATGCAATCCAGCACTTGCTGGGTGACTACTCTACCGTTGCCCCGGTTGAGTTGATTTGCCGCAGTGACCGCGCGAAGAACGCAGAAGCCGCGAACCCTGTACTGGCGAAGTTGAAGGGTAAGCGCATGGTCACCATGAGTGAGTCCGACACGGCGGGTAAGCTGGATGAAGCTACGATTAAACAGTACACGGGTGGTGAGGACATCACCGCACGTGAACTGTATCAGAGTGCTATCACCTACAAGCCGCAGTTTACCATGTGGCTGTCTTGTAATGACCTGCCTGCTGTCAAGGATAAGAGTCTGTTTGCTTCTGACCGTGTGCGTGTCATTGAGTTCAATAGACACTTCACCGATGCAGAACAGGACAAGGGCTTAAAGGACTTCTTTGAAACCCCAGAAGCGATGAAGGGTATCTTTACATGGCTGATTGCTGGCTACTTCAAATATCGCCGCTTTGGTCTGAACATGAACGAGAACATGAGGGCAGTAGTCAAGGCGTATGAGCGTGACAATGACCTGGTGATACAGTTCCTTGAAGAAAAGTGTGAGCGTATTTCAGAAGGGTACATCAAGGCAAAGTCCCTGTATGATACGTACAAAATCTGGTGCAAAAGCTGTGGCTATTACGTGTGCAGCATGAAGAAATTCAATGCAGAAGTGACCGCGCACCCCGGTTGGTACGCAGAAAAGGGTGTTATCAACGGCGTTACAGTCTATTATGGACTGGGTATGAAGCAGGTTTAGTAGAGTATTTTTGCATTTTGCAGTAAGTTTTCTATAGTAGGGGTCTATAAGGGAAAGTTATAGCAAAATACGATTTTGCTCTACTTCTCTACAGAAGGAGGTAAATAAAAATGGCAGAAAGTTATGTAGAACGCTGGAAGCGTGAGCAGGAGCAAAAGAAAGCTACTGTGGAGAAGAAGGAACGCAGAAAGGCACAGAGGAAGAAGGAGGTAACTCAGGATGGCGAGAACAGAAGGGGCGAAGGACAAGCAGCCCAGGAAGAAGCGGGAGGACAATCCTCTGGTTATTCAGAATAACCCTGACCTGCCAGAAGGGTACAATACCCGCCGTATTCGTTTCATGTTGGAAATTATACCGTCTGAACCCCTTGACCCTGATGACGTGGAGGAAATGGAAAGACGGTTTAATAACTATCTGATGAAGTGTGCAGAATGGGATATGAAGATAGGCAATCAGGCGGCGTATGCTGCAATAGGCATTAGTAAAGATAATGTCTATGATTGGACTGTACGCAGAACAACGAACCCTGCACGTGCCGAGTTCGTAAAAAAAGTGCAGAAGATTTGTGCCATGTATCGTGAAGGACTCATGGAAGATGGCAAGGTCAACCCTGTCACTGGCATATTCTGGCAGAAGAACTATGACGGCATGAAAGACCAGCAGGAAGTGGTTCTCACGCCTAACACTAACCCTCTGGGAGAGCAGCAGGACGCAGAAGCACTCAAGCAGAAGTATCTGGAAAATACCTATGGTGTTACGGGAGAACTCCCAGAAGGTGCAGAAAGCCCTTTACAGCTTCCAGAAAGCACAGAAGGGACTTCTGTAGAAATC